ATGTTGTCGATGGCAATGCAACGAACCGAATCATCCTCCAACGCTTTCTGGAGAGTAGCACAGGCAACCTGCCATGGGCTGAAGTCAGGACGTTCCCGTTTCAATTCGGAAAGCGTCATGTTCTTGATGGCTGATTGACGAACCCGGAGAGACTTGCGATTGGGATCGCATTGCAGGATGTAGCATCCGGGGATCTGAGCAATCACACTGGTCTTGCCAATTGCAGACTCGCCATAAAGCAAGATGCAATAGTCAAGAAACGTGTTGGATGGTTCTTGGAATGTTCCATCCTCCATGTAGTCCAACGGGATCTCTGCCGGTTCCTCCCGGCGTTTCTTGTTGCGGGTCTTTGAAACTTTTACCATGTCAGGTTCCTTTTCTGAAAAACAAACGGGGAGTCAATCTTACAACTTGCGGGTTCAACTGCAATCCACAAAATCTAGTGGTTGCTCGGGGTCAATCGTCAAGATACTGGTCCAACGCTGTCAAATCGCTGTCCAACTCGGTAAAGGCAAATTGCCGTTGGTGGAATTGATAGTAGTTGCTGTTGGCGATGATCTCAAAGAAGTCTCCGCGCTGGGAGTGCATCGCTGAATCGTAGCAACCGAATGGTCGCTCATAATGATGGGGGTTTGGGCCGATTGGGTTTCCATCGTCGTCGTGGAGCAGATGAGGGGCGAAAGGATTTTTTTTTATGCTGTCCCACCACACAATCATTTGATAGAGGATTGGGTTCAGCATCTTGGTCTGAAAGTCCTCCATGTCCTGCTTGGTAATTTCAACCTTCCATCGCATGAAGTACCATTCAGGACGAGTTTGGATGTCATCTCGCACACGATCAGCAAATTGGCTGGCTGTCTCATTGACTCGGGGACGAAGCCCGGTTCGACGGATGACGTTGTAAAGAACCCCATCAGGCATCCGGCCAAACTTCTTCCACACGTTGAACATGTAGAACCCAGTCTGAAGATCCTTGCTCAGACCACCACGAATACCATCAACGTCGATGTCACCCTTGGTCTTGTTCTCCATCACCCAGAGGCTTGGGTTCTTCTTGTTCAAACGGAACACACCATCAATCTTACCTCGGCAACGAACTTCTCTGGAAGAAAGCAGGACCGGCACCTGATGTCGTTCATCGAATTGAACTTCCTTCCCGGCCCAGTCAAACTTCTCTTCGTACAGGTCGAGCCCATTGTGCTGCATGGAGGGAAACTTGGTCCAATGCTTGACGTATTCATCAAAGGTGACGTAGGAGACAGCAACCAAGCGTTGCATGTCAGCGATGGTGTCAACGTCAGCGTTCTGCAATCGCTTGTCAGCATACCGCATCCCGATCTTCAGCATCTCCTTCTCGGAGAACTTGTGGGACTGCGCTTCAGAATACAGATGGAACAGGTTGCCGAACTCCAACGGGACTGAGACGTTATTGGATGTCCAACCTTCAACCTGGCTCAAGCGAAATCGCTCACGGCAGTTAAGGAACTTGCTCATCGAAGAGTAAGTAACACCGTCCCTTTCCATGTCCCAGAGTGGATCGACTCGCTTCTTGAACGAGCTTAGCTTTGTCTTTCGCAAACTCTTTGTGGACTTCTTGAATTTGCTTAACGAGTTTGTGGTCTTTGCTGGTCGCTTCTTCGCCATGTTCAACTCTCCATGCAACGATAGCTATAATGTCGGGGGAATACTTCTTAACGCTTGTCACAATCTCATCGAGCGAACCAACTTGGTACAGCCCGAGATATGCGACATTTGACTCATCAATGTGGATAACTCTCCACCAGTTAAATTGGCTTGAGGATCTTCTCCGCTGGTTTTCCATCACCCGTTTTCTCCATGAATGAGATCAACTTGTGTTTGTTTCTTCGGTAAACGAGCGAATCGACTCCACCGCTTCTCACAATAAATGATGGGTGGTCAAGTTCAAGATGGTAACTGGTTCCGGTTGGTGGATTTGCCTTGGCTACTTTGCCCAGAGAGATGTACCACCTTGGTCTGACAATCTCAACAAACTCATCCAACCGCTCCTTGCAGTTGGCAATCTCCTGCTTGGAAGGTAAGCGAAACCCGTTCTCATCACCCTTGGGGTAGCAGGCAATGACGTTGGTGATGATGTAGTTTTTCATGCTGACTTCAGCCAACAATGAATCAAGCAGCTTGCCTGACTGACCCACCATTGGCCGACCAACCACTGACTCTGATGGTCCGGGTGCCTCACCAACAAACAGGTAGTCACACCTGTTGCCATTGGCGCGGAAAAATGATTTGACTCGGCATGAGATTTCGCAGCGAGTACACTTGCTCCACTTTGCTCGATGCTTGGCGTAAGCGTGCATCCGGTTGTAGTTAAACGGGTTCATAGGACTTCAATCCAAACTCCAGGGTTGTCTTTATCCACGCTATACAATCCGAACTCTGGAATCATGATGTCACAGTTGTCATCAGGAATCCATTTATGCCTCACCATTGCATCCTGAATGGTTTGAAGCGGGTTGATGTAATCAAACTTCCTGCGACTGTCACGCACGAACGTGAACCGAATCCGCAAGGGGCAATCCTTGTCCTCAATCAATCGCAGGAAGTTGTCTCGGTTTACCTCGAAGTGTTGCTTGGTGAGTTTGGTCCATTTGGTCACCAGCTTGGAGCTGACAAGAAACTTGCCAGTCCAAACTTTACTGTTCTTGCTGCTTGGTACGTTTCCGGGCAAGAAGATACTTGTCCTTTCCTTCGACCCAAGGCTTGTAGTATTTCTCTTCGTGTTCCTTTTGCTGTTCATCCATCTCTTCCTTGGTCAGCTTCCGTGGATACGCATATCGCGGATTGACCGGATCACCCTCTTCGTCAAAGCAGAAACACTTGACCTTGGGTGGCCCTTTCTTCCGCAACAACCTGCCGTAATTGTAATCGTTGCGCAGAAGGTGGATGGTCAGTCTGTCCGGGTTGGTGAACCTTTCTCGGAACTTTTCAATGTGCCCGAACTCGACAAGGATCTGTCGGGCAATCTCACCATCAGTCATCTTGCGGGACCGGGGGAGCTGGGTGCTGTTCATTGAGAACAGTTGGTAGACGAACTCGCAGTAGTTCAATTTGAACTTTTTGCCCACGTTCTTGCGACGGTACTTGGTGTAGATGAGGGATGGGGTTTTCTCAATCTTGAGGCTACTGACGGTCAGTTGCGGGGGTTTCTTCGGCATTTGTGATTCTCCTAGTGGTTACCTTTACGACCTATCTATGGTAACAGTTTCGACTTTTCCCGTCAATTCCTTGAGAAACTGGGGGTTTGGAAAATTTTTTGAAGTTTTTTCCAGAATCCTACCGATTAGGCTTGTATGTATATCAATCAACTGTAGAATCGTCTCCTGTGAGCAGCAAACGCTGCAAGTTTCAATTCGAGTTTCCTTTCTGGAGAATAGTCATGGCGTACAAGATCAAGAAGAAGAACACTCAGTCGCACATTATCGTTGAAGCCCGCGCTGGGACTGGCAAGACCAGCACCATGATTGCCGGTCTGAACCTGATGTTCGGCAACAAGCCCAAGTTCAAAGGCACTGATGAACAACAGGCAATCTGGGACGAGATGGCAGCAGGTGGCAAGCCTGATGAAATCATCTTCGTCGCATTCAACAAGTCGATCCAATTGGAGCTGGAGCAGAAGGTTCCAAGCGGTGTGACTGCCAAGACCCTGCATGGCTTGGGCTACAGCATCCTCGCCAAGAACGGTTATCGGATTCAAGCCGGGAGTGAAACCACTCGCTACATGGTTCGTGACCTGCTTGGCTATGCAAAGGGAACCAGCATGTCCAAGGAAGATTACCGGGATAGCATGGTGGTTGAGAAGATCGTTGCCATCCTCAAGAACAACCTGATTGGTTGGTCTGACGAAGAGTTGGAGATGGTCATCAACGAGAATGATGTTGATGTCAACGGCAACAAGCCACAGGTGTTCAACTTGGTCAAGCAAGTGATGGAGAAGTCACTCAAGCTGGTCAAGGGCAAGGTGAACTGGATCAGCTTCGATGACATGATCTGGTTGCCCAATGTCATGGAATTGAACTACGACAAGTTTGACCTGATGATCGTGGATGAGTGCCAGGATTTGAATTGCTCACAGCAACAGATGGTCCTGAAGATGGCAAAGCGTTTGATTCTGATCGGTGACTCATTCCAGAGCATCTACGGGTTTCGTGGAGCTGATGTCAAGTCAATGGAACGCATGGAAGAATACCTGAGTGCAACCAAGGTTGGTGTCAAGAAGTTGACGCTGACAACCACTTGGCGTTGCCCCAAGTCTCATGTCGTCAACGTCAACAAGTATGTTGCTGACATCAAGGCAGCAGACATCGCAGAGGAAGGTATCATCGAACACAGTGAAGCTGATGACCTGACAGCCCAAGCCAAGATTGGTGACATGGTTATCAGCCGGGTCAATGCCAACCTTTGTGCAGCAGCTTTCCGCCTGATTCGCAATGGCACACCCTGCCGGATTCTTGGTCGTGACTACGGGGCAAACCTCATCAGCTTGGTCAAGAAGTTGGACACTGACGACAAGATCAAGACCTTGGTGGAAACCCTCAAGACTTGGCGTGGTGAAGAAGAGGCTCGCATCAACAAAGCCTACACCTTCCCTGACAAGCAGTTGCAACTTCTGGCAGAGAAGTACCAATCGCTCGTCTACCTGACTGGTGGGCTTGATACGGTGACCAAGCTGGTTGATCGGATTGACAGCCTGTTCAGCAGCAAGCTGACCGCTGACAAGTCTGTTACACTGTCAACAGTTCACAAGGCAAAGGGTTTGGAGTCGGACAACGTGTTCATCCTTGGACGCGAGAAGATGCCTCACCCGATGGCAAAGAAGCCTTGGGAGAAGCAGCAGGAATTGAACCTGATCTACGTTGCTGAGACTCGCAGCAAGCATCGACTGATTCTGGTCAGCGAAGCAAAGGAAATGGAACCCGAGTTCAACTAAGCCGAAACACCCTTCGGGGTGTCATCACCCGGTAGTGCGGGTGGTCTGACGATGGCAGCTACCGTCACTTTTAGACAGGAGATTTGAGATGAGTGTTGAACAGGTCAACAATGAATTGCAACAGGTTGCAAACGAGTATCAGGTTGAGTTTCTGGAGCAAGTAACCGAAGACTGGACTTCGGATGCAATGACCTTTGAAACTTACGACGAAGCAGCTACCTATGCGGTTGATGTGATGAACGCCCGGTTGTCTACGTTTGCGGACTATCGGGTTGTGATGGTGGTTGGTACTCAACCTTCCGCTTGAAGCAACAGTTTGAGCAAAGCATCACCCGCTGTTCATCCTCGAACGGAATAACGGTAGCTTCGCCAAACTTCTCACAATTGAAAACCGTGACGACAGGCTGGAACCCACAACATCCAGCCTGTCGTCGTTTTGGTTCTCCCCTGTAATCGCAGGGAGCGCGTTGAATCACATTCAACTCAATGATGTTCACAAGCTATACCCAACAGCTCGAAGATAGTCTGACATCTGCTTGACATAATTGAGCTGCCATTGAGGTTCAATCTTGAACGAACCTTTGACAACTGGAGCCTGACCAATCTGCTTCCACTTGTTCATGTTGGCTGACAAATGGTTGGATGAAACTCCCCAACGATAGATGTAGAAAATCATCTTTGGGTCAATCTCTTCACCGTTAATCGGGTAGCCCATTTGGACCAATGCACGATTAAATGTCTGGTCCTCGTCACCCATCACTTGGGAGTGCATCGGGTAACCATTACCAAACTTTGCAAGAACAGTCCTTGACCAGATACTCATGTTGTGCGAGTTGCCGGGGTACATGGTTATCTTTTTGATGTGATTGTTCTCAGAATAGAAATGCTTTTCACATCTCCATTCATCCTTTCCTTCCATGTTTCTGGAAGAAAGAGCAAGCCGCCAAGGGAGAGAAATGTCATCGTCATCCCAACGACAGAACGCATCACCATCAGCGTGAGCGATCATGAACCTCAATTTGTGGGTCAGAGTTTCAAATCGCTCCGGTACGTTGAGTATCTTGACTGATGGATGATTAAACCAAATCTCCTGACCTGGTGTATCGTTGCAGACGATCAGTTCCTTGTCTTTGTAGCCTTGATTCAGGAATGAATTGACAGCCTCACAGACAAGATGACCTTCATGTGGAAACCTGTTGTAAGTTGGAAGCAGACAGGAGATTTTCATGATGGGAGTTCCGAGCGATCAACGTACCAAATGCTACCGGGACCACGCTTGACCTTGCCGCCAAACTCTTCGTTGACAGCTTTGGTGACTCCCTCGAATGAACCGTAATCATGACCAGCGATGATGCTGTTTGAATGGGTCATCGGGAACCAAGTTGCAATGTCCTGCTTGACGTTCAAGTAATCATGCGAACCGTCGATGAACACAAAGTCAATGTCATCAACAAACGTGTCTTGAAACAGGTGACATGCTTCAATCGACTTCATGCAGATTGGAACAACCTTGCCCATCACAATGAACTCAAACAAGTTGTCCATTGCGTTGAGGAACACTGACTTCTGACCTTCAGTGGTCTGCATGATTGAATGCGCTGCATGGAGTTCATCATCTGAACCTTGCCATGAATCAATGCAGAACAACCTGCCATTTTGTGGCAAGCCCAATGCAAGTGCAGTTGTGCTTTTACCTTGCCACACGCCAATCTCAACCACCAGAGAACATTCATTAGCTGTCTTGTTCAGCCAAAGAAGTTCCTCATCGTACATCCACCCACCGATGTTCTTACACCGCTGTAGAACCAGATCCTTGTCGCTCATTTTCTTCAGCCCTTCTGATAGCCTCATCCACCATCGAACCATACACATCCAAAGGATTGATCTTGGTTACGAATGAGCAGGTTGCCGAACGGATACCAGCCATCATCAAGTCAGTCCATTTGTATTGCAAAGAGTTCTGCTTGAGCCCGAGAACAAACTTGTCCCGTTCGCTTTTGCATCCTTCAACACCAAGCCAATCCATCTCAGCAGCAAGACGATTGCAGGAGCAATTCTCAGCAGGCTTGATGCCCAACTCAGCGTTCATCTTCTTCAGCTCAGTCCCAGGACCTTTGCCGACTTTCCAAGCCATGATTTTCTTCTTAGGCCGATCCTGATCCTGGCACCCAAGAACGGTCATCCCATATTGGTTGGATGTGTAGAACACGGGTTCCCATTGCGGGTTGTCCTCACAGAAAGCGCGGATGACATAGTTCAAACCCTTTGAGGCTGAAGCATCAATGTCACCGTAGATAAATGTGTCATGGATGACAATGAACCTTGTGACTGACTTGTGTAGTTTATTCAGGTACTTTTCAAGTGACGATGACAACCCATCAATGTCAATGAACAGCGCACCAAACTTTTCAGGCAAGTTGCTGAAGTCCAGATTGGTATGGTTCAACACACCAACCTTGGTCCAAGACACAGTTGATGGAAACGATGTTCTCATCAAGACACCACTGAGAGCATCAACTACGTGGTCATTCTCTGACTGGTAAGAAACCAGCAAGTCAGGACCACCCGCAAGAAAAGCAACGCTTGATTCCCTCCGGTGGGTCAATTCAACAACAGTCCTGCTCTGTTCAGCGACAGTCTTTAGAGTTTCAAGATGCTTGTCCAAATCCCGTGGCTCCTGCTTGAAGTATTCAAACAGGTCTTGGATTGAACAATGACTGAGATTGGGCATCTCAAGTTTGGCTTGTGTTGCCCCCTTCTTCTCCAGAGATTCCTTCGGTGAAATTGTTTTGACAGCCTTGTAACCAACAGGGTCGATAATGATGCTGTCCCAAATTTGCTGTGGAAGAAGTTTGGTGGCAATGAAGTGATCGAACACTGGCTTCAATGGCAAGCCAACTTCATTGAATCCAAGAACATAGTTCCGAACCTTGTTGCGACGATCAACGGAATAGTTGATGTCCTCGGGACCGTTGAACTTGTGAACCCACCGCAACCACGGGAGGCAAATGCAACGTCGCCCTGCATTCCGGTACTTGGTGTGAATGTAACCTTCCTCACCACCAAATCCTCGCATGTTCTTGTTAAACCCGAGCCATGACTTTGTTCGTGCCAAGAACAAACCAAGACCCATTGCCGGGATCTCAAATGGGTAGCCCATATCAACAGCAGTCCTGAACCCAAGCTGATTAAGATGGCTTTCATGCCCGTAATACATCACCTTTCTTGGCATTGCATCAGCAGGAAATTTGTAATCAGTGATCTCTGGAGAAAGAGAAATGAACTTGCACATCGCATCTTCGATTGGATGCTGGATAACCGAGAAGTAACCCATGCTCACACGGTCCCACCAAGCGGTTCCCCACTTACCCCACATCTCAGCATCCCAGATCAGATTGAAATGTGTTGCTGATGTCTGGAGTTCATCCATCATGATTGGGCCACTCAGCAAGTCATCCACAAACGGTTCTGACTGAGCTGTTTGCAACCACTGAACCAATTGCTGCAATGCACCCGGCCAAAGCAGAATGTGCGAATCAATGCACATGGTCCACTCGGTATCAGACAATTCAAAAACTGTCTGTCGTGGTTGTGTTGTCCCAAACAATTCAGCAGGGCAAACAGCATACCTGCAACGAGTCGGTCCACCGTAGTTCTCAATGAACGTCTTGGTCTTTCGACCATCAACAGTGTTTGGTGCGTTGTCAACAACAAGAATTTCAACCGGGAGATTGAACTTGAGGATTTCAAGTTTCAATGCTTGGACTGTAGCCCAGAGCATCTTGAAGTCATCATGCACAGCCATCCCAACAGTGAGGATATTTTTCATCGGGCTTATCCTGGAACAATGTTAGTCGTGGAAGTCGTTGTAGAAGAAGTTGTTGTTGTAGTAGTGGTTGTTGTTGTGGTTGTGGTAGTTGTTGTAGTCGCCGGTGCTGGTGTTGTGCTGGTGGTTGTTGACGGTCTAGCACAAGGATGTGTAGCCGGGTCATCACAGTACGTTCCAGCAATCCCAGCAGGGCATTCGCACTGAATCAATGCACCAGCGTCACAGTCAGAGGATACTAGCACATATTGATTGTTCACGCAACTGTAAACACAGGTTCCCGTACAATCGCCATAACACTCGTCACAAACAGTCCCGGCTCCCTGCCAGATTCCACCGCAAAGTGTGCAACTTGCTTCAGTGAGAACGGTACACCCATCAGCAGGGCATTCACAACATGCACCAGTTGGTGCAACAGTTGTTGAGGTGGTTGTGGATGACGTTGTGGTGCTGGTTGAAGTTGTTGACTCAAGACAACCAACCCTAGCTGTATCACCACCTCCAACAGGATCTCTGGAAGGAATGCCGCAGTAACACGGTGAGTCGCATTCATCAACGATGATCTCATCCCAGAATGATCCATCTGACGAACGACGAATGCAGTAGTCACATCGCCATGGTGGTGTGGTTGTTGTGGTATAGCAATCCTCACATGGTTCACACCCACGATCACCTTCACAGGTTGTGTAGTAAATCTTGCATGGGTCAGGTGTCTCAACTGATGGAGGAGTTACACACCGGCATACACCAGTGTCATTCTGGTCACAAGAGAATGATGAACATTCCTCACATTTTAAGTACCAACAAAACTCTCCACCCCAATTGTCATCACCGCTAATTAGAATAAGACCATTTTCACAGGGCACCCACAGCCAAACACATGTACCCTGGCAGCAGGACGAAACATTCACGCAGTCACCAGCGCAACCAAGATGGTATGTATCACCACACTCGGGTTCTGATGGCAAAGAACCATTACACCCACATACCAAGCAATCATTGTCTTGGTCAGTGTCAGAGCAGCAATAGTTGTAATCTTGCTGACAGTAATCAGGAGTTCTGTTGTCAACACCAACACCACATTGCCAATTGGTCAGATACCAAACAATTGGTGGGTTGCATGAAGTGTTTGACCAGTCGTAATAGGCAGCGTAATCACATCCAGGTCTTGATGCGCAACTGATGAATGGCTTGGTCGTTGTTGTGTTGCAATCACATGTCGTGGTTGAGCAGTATGGTGGTTCGTTGTCATCAGGATTGTTGGTACAGAAAGTAATCGTGATGTCACCATCATTCTCACCACAGAAATCAGGATGCAAGCAATCACAAGCTGGAGATGTTGTGGTTGATGTCGTTGAACTGTGAGTGGTATAGCAATCAGCAAACAGTGGGTTCGGGGTTGATGTTGAACTGGTTGATGATGTTGATGAAACAACATTTGCACAACCGTAACCAATCTCATCAACCTGAATCCATTGCAGCAATGCTTCATCCCATTGCCACTTACATTCACCTTCGCAAACTTGCGGTGAACCAAGAACCTGAGATGTCGTTGTCGTCGTTGCCGAGTCAAACTGCTCCATGAAAATTTCAATCTCGCGGTCAAACTCCGGGAACTGGTAGTTTGACATGTCAAGAGATTTGACTTCAGTGAACATCCCGGCTTCACCACCGATGAAACCATGGAAGAACTCGATGCTGTGGCAAGAGGCATCAGGCTCGAATGGAATGATTCCAAAGTAGACAGCATCACGGCGATGAAGATCAGTGAAGGTGTCGTAGTAAAGTTTGCTGAGAATGCAGGCCAGGATTGTCAGCTCGATAAGGTAATCACTGGCGCGAGAATGATCCGGGTCATAGATATTGTAAACATTCAGATCCTTTGACATCCCCGGTTTGAATGTCTCTGAGCCCGAATATGCCTCAGTGCAGACAATCGGATCATTCCAGAATGATGAATTGAATTGCCGATACTTCACATGCAATTCTTCTGGAAGATAGGGAGCGTAGATGTCCGTGTTTAACTTACGTTGAACCAGCCTGCCTTCATGCTCGTCGAACAAATCCAGATTATCTTGATTGATATAACCATTACGAACAATTCTGAATGTGTTGCCCGAGCCATGACGCTTGTAAAGCTGATGTGATGAAAGCTGCAAGACATCATTCAGCATGTTCCAATCAGAATTGGTTGTCTGGGTTGCAACATCCCGCAGCATGATGCTCGGGAAATCAGCTTCAGACTTTTCAACAGAAGCCCATACTGAATTGATGTTGCTGTTGTTCCAATAGCCTTCCAGCGCGGAAAGCCAAGATGTTGCTCGACCGGACTGGTCGTACTTTTCGTGAGGAGGAAACGGGTCGAACGTCAACCTGGTTTCATGCTGAAAAGCAACATGACGCTGATCAGCGATCTTGGCAACATAAAGCTGATTCTGATTCTTGATTGGATTGGAAGCGGTCACTTCCACAATCATCAGGTTGTTGATGGTGATTGAGCGTTCACCATCTGACATTTTCAATTCAAGGTTGTCACGGTTGACCAACCCATCGAGGTCATCCTTCAGCAGCAGGACATGACCGTAACCTGACATCCTCCCACCAACCAACTTGAACCCAAGCCGGATGCCGTTTTTCTGGAGGAAGAGAAGAAGGTTGTCATCGGGGATGACGCAGTAAACACCACCGAGAGAGATGAAAGCTGATGCCATTGGCTGATCCTTGGTCCTGTGATTGGTTCAGGATCATGTTACAGGATCAATCAACCATTGGTAGTTGTTATTGATAACTGGTTGATCACTAGCTTGTAGTATCTAACCTATTCCAACATGTAATTATTCCTCACTACGTTCGGAAGTAATTACATGTTTCCATAGGTTGATACATACTGCGCTAGTGATCTACTGTTATTCTGCGCCCTACCTCCATCACCCAACCCCCCAAACCTCGCTGCGCTCGGTTTGTACCCCTTCCCACGCCGGTTTGTCAACACCATGGACCGGGAAAATCCGGGAAATCCCTCGGGCATGGTTTTCCTCCAGAGATAGGGGGGTGCCGGGGGTAGCCTCTAAATTTGACCTATAACGCACGATCAGGGGTTCAGGGTGTTGTGACACCAATTAGGGGTCGATCTAACGCTGGTGACCCCTTTTTGCGAAGAATACGGGGGTGTTAAGCCACCAATCCAAGGTCAGGGGTAGCCTCATCAGCTGGAACCTCATCTTCATCCCCTTCAACGGGGGGCGTACCGGGCTGTCCCGGTTGACCCGGTTGCTGGCCCATTGCTGCCATGGGGTTGAGCATTTCATCGGTCGGGAACAGCTCCCCATCGGTCATCCCATTGCCCGGCATCGAATTGAGGGGGAAGGGCATCACATCGAAGGTGTCGTAGGGGAGCAGGCCCAGTTGTGCGTTGATTTGAACCAACGGACGAACGATCTGTTCCACAACATCGTTGGTCAGGTTCAGCAGCAGCTCGAAGAGGACCGAGTAGAAAGCATCCTCGGGGATACTTCTGCCGGATGAGGAGCCGAACCCTTGGGAGCCGGATGACTCGATGACCTCGGGAGGAATGCCCAAGGCTTCAAGGATCTCGACTCGAAGGGACTGACCGTATTCAAACAGACCAGCCGGGATGGTGTTGCCTTTGGCTGGCTCATAATCCCAGCGCGGGTTGCCACGTTGATCGGTGTCGGAGGGGAGAGTCAAAACAGCTCCAGCTCGCTTCTTCTCAATCATCTCCTGAGCGATGTCTTGGTAGGAGCGAACCTGGCCACTGGGGAGTTTGACGGTTCCTTGAGGGTGTCGCATGATGCCACCTTCAAATGCGTTCTTGTAGAACCACAACCGACGAACATCCCGGTAGCCACCTTCAGACCAGATTTCATTCCATGGAACGTGGGCAGCATAGAGTCGGGACAGACCGTAGTGCTTGTTGTATTCCTTCCAATGGACATGGTGGAATGCCTTGGGACCACCAAGGTAGATTGCTTTGCCGGGAGCCATGTTGATCGTTTGATAGTTGGATACCAACAGACCAACCCGTTCACCCTTGTTGGTGACAATCTTGACTGATGGGGGCTCGAAGTCATTGAGCTTGGCATAGACCACTCGGCCAGTCTTTTCGTCCTGCTCGTATTGGACCTCTGCGCCGCTGTAGCCCCATTCGATTGCCTTGAGAGCTTGGGTGACACCCTGCTTCCAGAATCGTTTGATCTGGTCTTGGACAAACTCTTGAACATCTGGGGTGTCGGATTCAACCTTGAACTTGGCCTTTGCCATCAGGTGACCTTTGATGATCCAGAGTCCAAAGCGAACTCGGGGGTCAATCAACATCTCCCGGATGGTGTAAGTGTTGAAGAGGGGACGGTTGCGGGTGTAGCCCCATTGTGCCCAGTAGGTGCCGGGAACGTAGTCAGTGACTTGGGTGTTTAAGAGGTCATTGATGTTGACCAGAACTTCGCGCGGCATGTTTTCTTTCCTCGTTGATGAATTTGGCTTTCATCAATTCTGCTTGATACAAGTCACCTGTTGCCCGAAGGACAAGATTGTAAATACCATCTGCTGTGAGTGGACCTGAAGCCGACCTGACCCTCGCTTCTTTGTAAGCGTTGATCTTGTCGGCTTCTAACTGAAGGATATACATGACATCATCGTTGAGCAGTCTGTCAGGGATGGATTCAACTCCAAACTGGCAGGCAAACTCAACTAATGGTGTCAACTTTTTTTTTGTTCAACAAACAGGTCAGCCACAATGCAGGCAATGCGGTAGGCGGCTGGTTCACTGACAAACACTCCGAATTGATCGGAGAGGTTCTTGGCGTAGTAGGGGATGTAGTCCTCGTTCTCCCGGACAGTCATTGCTTCATGTTGGGACCGAAGCATCAGACGATGGAGCAGACAGACTGAGGATTCAATCTTGCCAGCTTCCTGACCCTTGAGAGTGAGGTTGAACACCACCTGGCGATCATCACCCGAAACATCGAATGATGGTTCGTTTTGTGGTTGAACAACTTGTTTGGTTTCCTGCTTGGTCTTTGCGGGTTTCTTTGCCATGTGGCATTCTCCTGTTATTGATGTTTACGAGGGTCACCAGTTCCCTTGTTTGAACGTGACATATCATCGGCTGGTTTGCCAAGGATTCGATAATGCCGTTCCCAAGTCGTGATAACGATTGGACAGTTACCGGAAGCTGATTTAATCTGATTGCTGATAATATCAGCCCCAGGGATTAGTTCAACCTTCTTTCCGCCGATCTCTTTGTGAGCTGCTGGCGAAGTTGGTCCACCAAGCCGAATGGCATACCCACGAACGATCAGTTTGAATTGATCCTTGTTGAAGTCCTGACGATAGTATTCTTCTTCTGGTGAATCACGGTAGTAATCCAGCATGTCGAAGCCACGTTCAAGTTGTGGTTCATCGGATACGCTGCTGGTGTAGTCCCTGCTGGAACTGTCATTCGGATTCTTGTAACGCTGGTAAGTTAGTTTTCCACCTTGGCTGACAACGTAGAACTTTTCTTGGTAGTCAAGGAAGGATGAACTTGGTGGTGGGCATTCGGTTCCAAACAGTTGGAATACAAATTCTTCCGGCAGACCTCGGGTTGTCTCAAGGTCAATAATGTAACGATCTGGACCATAGAGATTTGAATTGCAAAGTGTGACTTCAAAAGCTGTGGACCCATGCTTTCCTGGAACAAGTGGATAAGCACCGTGGATTCCGTTGACTGTTCGTACATCGGTTGTCCAGTCAAACCAGTTGGTTGACTCCAATGGTTTGAACATTCCGGTCTTGTTGAGCATTTCGCTCAGGTTACCAAGCCATGTAACCCAAGTGACCTTGAAGTTGTATTCATGGGAGAACAGTGATTCTTCCATTTCGATGTCAAGGATCATTGGGATCTTGGCACGAAGAACACCAAAGAAATCCTCTTCAATGACTGTTGAATAGGCTAATCGCTCATTCAGAATTTCAGTGAATATGAACCATGCTTTGATTGGTGGAATGTTTGGTCTGAGGGTGATGCTCGCTGACATCTCATTCAACCACTTGGAGTAGTTGCTGGCAGCAAGTTTACCCTCGTCACCAAGCAATGATGATGCAGCGCGATGGGTTGCATTGATTTTGACAACACCATTCGGGTATGCGTTTGGTGATTCAATCTCGGAATAGCGAATGGAGAAATTGCAGGAACGGTGATCGGGTGAGAAGTCAATCTCATGTTCAACCCGGTAACCCTGCATGTTGATGCCAATCAAACGATCAAGAACAATCTTGTATTGTTCTTCAATTCTCCAAGTTTCGTTGTAACGAACATCATCACTGGGATTGATTGATTTTGCATTCTGGGTGCTTGTGATTCTTGGCAAAGAAACTTCAAGGTAACCTTTCCTGATTATTTGCTTGTAGCCTGAGCCATTGGTCTTGATGGCTGTTGTAACATTAAAGTCAACAACACCATAGCTTTTAGGTGTTGTGCAACCTGATTTGAAGCGAACAAGAACTTGAAACACGACCCGAGCCATTTTATTACCGGCTACCGGCTCGAATGAGATCAACTTTGGCATTGGTCCAAAGCAGATGTCCTGTCTGGTGTAGTAGTCATCCCTGTTACTGAAGATTAAATCTTCTCCAGCACCTTTGTAGCCATATACAAATACACCACCTGCTCTGGAAAGAACCCGACGCAGCAATCGGAATGTTGGGTCAGTTGTGTCAGTCGGCCCGGTACGGTTCTTCAATGGTGTGGACGGACCATAAGGGTCAACATAAGATGTTATCCCGTTTGTGTCGGTGTAATGTTCTTGGGTGTCATAATCAATTGACAAACGCTGAGCCCTGATGTCCTCGGGCGTAATCAATGATTCAATGGTAAACAGGTACTCTTCATATTTAGACCCTGTTCGCGCATGGTTCTCAACTGGTGTGATCTCCAGTTTGGTTTTGACCAATTCATTGAACACAAAGCCATTGTATTCAACATAGCCATACGGCTTGATGATGGCTTTGGTCTGTTCTCTTGTGATTGCATCACCAGCCATTGATTACAGTCCTATGTCACCAGCAAAACCTTGGAACCCACTAACACGAACACGATCAATCTGATTTGAAATTGGCATGTTGAGGAACGCTGCCAACTGGGAAGAAGCAGTCAACTCGCCTTGTGATGGCCCATTACCAATTCCAAGGTTGCGGTTAAGCACACGGAAAATGTCTTGAAGGAGTTTAATGAACGCTCCAGCACCACGGGTTCCATCTGGGTTGTTAAGACCTTCCCAGATTCCGGGGATGGTATTACCGGCGAACTCACCAAGGAGATCAAGCACAAACCTTCCACCAGTAAAGGTGAATGCCATGTCGATCAATTCACTAAGACCATCAGCAATCTTTCCCAGAAGATTGTATGACCCTGTTACCAGAGGCATGAATGGCATTGTGATTGAGTCATACAACTTAGCCATCCCAATGTTGGCTGTAGTCTTTGCTTTCTCGAACTCAGCAAACTGCTCACCAAACCTGTTTGCCCGTTCCATGTTAAATGCCATGGTTCGGAGAGTGGTTTCAGTTTTTGCCATGGTCATTGCAATCGACCATTGACCAATTTCATCAGCCACACCAACAAACCTTCTGGAAAGAAGATTGGTTGCCCCATAGAGTGCAGTCAGAGCAGTTGTTGCAACCAATGCTCCTGCTGCGAAACCGGCAATGCCAAGACCTAATGCTGACATTCCACGAAGGGCAATTCCTGCCGCTAAGAATTTTCCGCTTCCACCACCACCACCTTGACCACCAGGACTTGCACCAGCAGCAATTGGAGGAATTGTACCTCCACCACCACCTGCTGCGATTGGAGGAATTGCACCTCCACCACCAGCACCACCTGCTGCGGTTGGGTATGGATTAACTGGGACTGGTGGAATAGCCATTCCCATCATTTGGCTACCAGCATTCAATGCACCACTGGGGCGCATTGATTCGATGTACCATTTGGGACGAAACTTTTGTGGTCGATAGCTCCACCACCACGGCATGTCTGTTTCTGTTTCACCGGGCATGACCAGTTCTTGTGTTGAAGCTGGATCAATCGGTGGAACATTTGGTGATGATGTTGGTGAAACAACAGAGGACAGTGCAGCTTTGCCAAACAATGAAGCAAAGAATGTGGTTGTTTGACCAAACAGGCTTTTGATGCCTGATGCAGCCGCTTCCATGATGTCATGAACTCGGTCATAGACACCACGTTCACCATTTTCATTTTCCTCGCCAGAACTTTCTCTGGAGGAAGTAACCCCAGCCGTGTTGAGCAAACCGTAGATGCTGCTCATCCGGTATTGGAAGGTGGAGTTTGGATTGACTGCACCCAGGATGTGACGCAACATCATTTCCCGATGTCGATCACGTTTGTTGATCTCGGCTTCTCGCGCCCGTTCTTCCTGTTGAACAACTACATCAAGCTGTCGTCGTGCTTTGCGTTCCTGAACCTCCATGCGGATCTGTTCAACGCCAGTCTTTCGAGCCTGCTTCTCTTCATCCAAAGTTGCCTTTTGATTCTTGAGATTGGCTCGACGAGCTTTCAACTCCTGACTGGCTTCAAACTCTTGCGCACGAGTTTCGGCTTTCAACCGGGCTAATGCCTTGTTGAACTCACGAATTGATGAGAAATCATCGGGGGACAGTGATGTTGCACCACCATCCCCATCGTCGATGATCTCAATTTCCAGCTTGTTGTCAGCCATTGAATTAGGTTACCGTTAAGAACCGGGTGTTGCCTGTATCAATCTGGGTGAAGAATGCCATGAACTCAACCGGCACAACTCGGGGCTTGTTGTTCAAATTGATCTTGGAGATCGAATCAGGAGTCAGGATGGTTCGATGGAAGGTGATGACACCCAAGCCAAGGTCACTGATGCCACTAGTGGTTGAACCGTGGTAGAAACCTTCACCTTGAACCGAGCCTTTGTTGAAATGGCAGGAGCCAGCAGTCAGAACCAAGGCTTTGGCGCGGGTGTTACCCTGAGCGTCAATTCCCCGAACAGCAGACTCACCAACGCAAAGCATTTCACCGAACTCGTTGACTCCGGTGGAGAATGCAGGTGAACCCCATAAGGCTGACATCAGACCTGGGGAGTCCCATTCTTTGAGGATTGCGCGGATGCGAATCTGGGCTCCTCGACCAATCAGGTCAAGTTCGTTCTCAGCCCATTCTTCAGCAGTCACAATCATCCCTTTATGGATGATGTCAATCTCCCAACCATCCTCAGTTTTTCCAAGAGCGAGTGCGTTGTAAGTGGCATCGTAGTGACCCGAAGCAACATTGATCAGTGGTGTGGACATTCATATTTCTCCGATTGCTGGAATTGAATTGTTAATGATCAGGTTGCGGGTTTTTGTTGACCATCGACAACAATAATTCGGTCCCCGAGCCCAAGGGCAATAAGGGAATGGTAATCACTGACTGCTTCCGGGTCATTTGTGGTAATCATGTGTTTCCCGGTTTCCATGACATCTTCCCACACTTGCGGTGCAGTATAAACCCAGCGGGTGACTCTTCCAAATGCAGGACGAACCTCACGATGATAAGGTTGATCCTTTTTTTCAACCCGGCTGACATGGACAATGCGTTTCACCGGGATGAACTCGTTGGTTGGTTTTGCCCCGTTGATGAAAGCATAGAAACGGTTGGAACCCAAATCTTCGCGGGATTTGAAAAGTGGAATGTTGTTCATTAGCAATTGTCCTTTTGTTTGGTGATCTTGGTAACACGGAATCGACAGGTTTTGCTCATCCCAACAAATCCTGGAGACTCCATTCTTGCATTGCGGGTATTGTACGTCCCATGGAACCATTCTTCATTGTGCAGTTGCGGGACACCAGTTGTGCCAATCCACGTTGGAACATTGATGAACTTCTCACCTGCAACAATAGCCAAATACCCTGCATTGTCCTCATCATCAACCAAGGTGTTGGCTGTAATGATTGGGGATGAACGATGATGCAGGGCAGCTACAACATAACGGCAGATTCGAGACAGACCTGCCAGTTGTTCAATGTAGACATCTCCCGCGATTCTGTCTCGGGGAACTGCCTTGATGCGCTTGGAGACTGTCACCCCAAACACATAGATTTCTTCAATCAATCCACCATCATCGAATTTCCCTGTGCGGGTTTCAATCATGTGGATGGAAGCATAGAAGTCCGGGATGACAGGTGGAGGTCGTTCGTCAATCTGAACCCCACAATTGGTGTCATCAAACAGATCGAGTGATCGCAGGTAGGTTTGAACACCTGACAGTAAAGCGTAATCACTCATCGTACCACCTGTATCAATCGTTCTCTTGCTGCATCAACAGCAGCTTCAATTGCTTCTTTTACCCAAATGTCAGCATTGTCGGGGATGACTGGTCTGGTTGAATTATGGTACTTGGCATATTCAACGTCAGTTCCAATCACAAATGATCTGGTTGTCTTGTAGGCAATCTGATCATTCCTTGCGGTGTATTCTCCGAACCCACGAATGATGGATGGCTTGAAACTGTTGATCAATCTGTCAGTCTCTCGCATGATCAATCGTTTGTGGGATCTCTCAGGTTTCAATCCTCGCAGGTATTTCTTTTCCTTGGACCGGGCTGAACGTAGTGCGCTGGTAGCTGCTTTCTTCATGCTGACAGTTGATTCGGCTAATGGTTCCCAAGCATTACCAAGTTCATCTGTTCCACCATGAGACTTTACCACATAAGCCTCATAAATTTTCTGGAAGAGATAGGATGCGAGGGTATTCCAGAACACCCGCCCAATCCCATGCTCATCCAGCTTTCTTCCAGAAATATACCCGCCAATGTTCTTGGTCAGTTCCTTCAGTTTGGCTATCCCGTTTCGAGGGATGGCAATTCTAGTTGTCACAGCCAACCCCAAAAGTAGCCAAACGAGATGTCCTGACCACTGTAGGAACCACCCACACTGATGTTCTGTCGAACCCGAGTCTTGGCGGAAACAAACATCTCATCAATGTAGATGTTGGACATGCTCGGGATGATGGTATCTCTGGTAGGAATATCAACCAGTGGGTTGATCTCACCTGATGCAATTCCATCCAATTCCCGGAGAGCATCCTCATATAGGTCAGCAAAGTAGTGTTCATTCCCACGACGCTTGGAAAGCAGGTGTGCTGCAATCCAGGTTGTACGACTTCGGACCCATGCGCTGTTGACAAGATCTTCATTCTTGTAGAAGCGGTTTAGTCGCAAGATGACCGTTTGTTCAGCATCAAAGATTACTTGTGACATGATTTCATCAACATCATCAGATGACAGGTCATCAAGGATGCTGTCATAACCAGTTGCACCATACAACGCTTTTACATTGCTGACATTGGTGAAACCATTATTTGTAAACGTGTTGTATTGTGGTGTAACAACAACTGGTGTGCCGATAATTGTAGTCATTTTGTACCTAGGCTACCGTAATTAGCTGGGGGTTTTGAAAATTTACGCCGGACCTTTGGCAGAAAGCATAATAGGAGCCAGGTTCCAAAGTAAAAACAGCTTGGCCCATTGCATTTGTGTAAACAGGTCCAGCAATCGAATTGTTTCCTGATTGGTCGGTTGTCACCCAGACAGCTACTCCATCCAGAGGAAAAGAACCATCCGTTACAGTTACCGTATAAGAAACTCCACCATTTCCGACTGCTGACTGTGTTGGGTAGACAACTTCCGGTACCAGCTCGACATCAAGCGTTGTGCTTTTGCCCGAGAACACCAGCTTGTCGCCATTGGTTTCTGCTTGAGTCAACGACCAACTGTAAAGCCCTTTGGCGTTTGTGGCGTTGAGTTGTAGTGCGGTGGTGTCTGCCAGTGCAGTTACCGTGCCATCGTCCTTTGAAACGTAAGCGGTTAAGTTTGCTGCATCCCCGGTTTTTGGCGTGCCGGTAAGCGTGTCAATGGCAAGCAGGGTAATTGATTGTCCCGGTTGGTTTTTTTTCATTTTTAGACCTTTAGGTTTATACCAATAGAACCACCAATTAACTTCGTTGTTTGGTTGAATAACACTTAAAGTTGGTGAACCCAGAACAGGCGCGCCAAAAATCAGATTATTCAAACTGAAAGCGTTGTTTTGCCCGATTGCCAGACTGCCAACTACAGGAGAACCCGTTGCCAATCCGCTTGGCCCCAGCACGTGATTCTGCGTCAGCGTTGTTTCGCGTACCTGCGCCTTCGCGCTGTCAAACCCCGTCGCCGTGAGGCTGTGGTTCTGCGAGAGGGTGGTTGCCCCCACCACCGGCGAACCAGTGGCAAGGCTGTTTGCTGCGAGGCTGTGATTTTGCGTCAGCGTTGTCGTGCCGCAAACCGGCGAACCGGATGCGACCACGCTTGCGGTCAGGCTGTGATTCTGCGAAAGGCTTGGCTGGCCGCAGGCTGGCGCACCGGCAGCGATTCCGCTCAGGGTGAGGGAGTCGTTGCCGACTGCCCCAGCCCCAAGCAAACCGCCAAACAGGAATGTCAGCCCTTGCAGCTCAGCCATTTATTTACAGGCTCCGCAACGCCTCAAGCGTTGTTTCTGTCTCCGCGATTTGAACGTCCAACTGCTCGACCTTATCGATTTCACCGAGCGCAGCTGCGCTGGTGCGCAGCATCGAAAGATTGGCAATTTTGCGATGCAATAGTTCGATGAGATAGGCAATGGTCATTAAATCACCATTTGTCGCAGGAGGATGGTTGAAGTATTGAGCAACATGTAGACGTAAAGAATATCCGTCGATCCGTCTCGGTAGATTACGTCAAAAGCCGTGTCACCAAGGATTGCTGCCCCCTGCGGATAAAGCATTGTTCCAAACGGGAACATTTCAGAACGCGCAAAGTCGTAGGCAAACCAGCGGCCCGTCGCTTCCTTCTGAATGTAGAGCGTTCCGCCTTGCAGCGCATACTTCGTCCCCGTTGTGAACGTCTCGGTTGAGGGGGCGTAAGCGACCGCCGACCAAGTGTTGCCAGCAATGTCGTAGCGGTCGAGCAATGCGCCAGCAGCACCTCGGAAAGAGAAGATGTATCGCCCGTTCTGGATCGCGCTTTCGTTTGTCCAGTCCGATTCGGGGGACGAGTGAACCCAATGGCCCGACATGCCCGTCGTAGGCGCGCCGCCGCGAGCGACCCCCGGCGAGAGTGTTGACCAAGTGTTTGCCGTAATGTCGTAGCGGTACATCGTGACCGCATTGTTTCCGATGTAGTAGAGGAAGTTGTCGTTGCCCTCGATGGCATAGGTCGAGGTCGCATCAGGGTTGGTAGTCCAAGTCGCAACTGTCAGCGTGTCGGTAGTGTTCGCGGTAATCGTTCGGATTTGGCCCGCGCCGGTTCCGCCCGTGATGCGCACCTGCGAGTTGATCCACTGGCTCGCAGTCCACGTCTTGCCCGTCTGCACCAGTGTCGTGCCGGTTGCACTGGTCGCGGTCCCGGTGGCAAACGTCTTGAAGTTACCATCAATTATCGAAGGGGTTGAGATCAGTTTGCCATCAGTCGCCAGCGATGCGGGCAAGCCAGTCTGCGAGAGCGTCGTCCAAGTGTTCGTGGCGTAGTCATAGACTCGAAAACTTGCAGATGCCAGGGTGCCTGCACCAACCACATAATAGCGCGGGGTCAGCAGGCGATAGACCGTCGATGCGCTGAAAGCAGTTCCTTGCGTGGCGACCGTGATAACCGAACTCGCGCCGGTCGTGTTCCTGACAATATCCAGCACCGCGCCATTGTTCGGGCCAGAGAGAATGTGGACCTTGTAACCTCGCAAATCTCGCTGAAAGTTCTGGTTCGTCGTGATTGTGGATGTCGTGCCAGCGGTCGCCGTTAGCGAACCTGCGCCAACGGTCGATCCGGTTGACCATCCGCCCGCAGTACCGCTCGCTCCCGCGCCAAACGTGCCAGCAAGGCCGGGAGACGCAATGTTGATCCAACCATCTTCACTTGGGTTGTAGATCAACGCGATCGCATTAGAGACGACAAACATTTGCTGCTGGCGGAAGTGGCGCGACGAGATGATGAACGAACCCGCCGCGCTGGCGTTCGGTGAGGGTGTACAAAACTCCCAACGCTTGAGGTCGAGAATTTTTCGGTTTCCGTTGGTTGTTGGCATGGGTTGCTTCCTAAGTGACTAAAATGTTGCGTCGAAGATTGTCGGCTTGCAAGTGCATCAAAGCTGGAATTTGGTCGTTTGCGGCAAACCCGCCCATCTGAGTTTGATTGGCGAGCGAGCCGGTTCCGATGTTGCTAGTCACTGTACCGCTAACGGACGCAGTTACGTTCATGTTTGCCGCCGTTGCCTGCCGGACTTCCATGATTGGAAATCCTTGAGCATTCGGTAGTGCCATGCCGATTGTCTTGGTCAGCGTGTTAATCGCAAACCGCATCGCCTCGATTGCCTCCATCAATTCGCCCACACCTTTTACGGGCAGGCCATTGACCGACGATACGTCGCCATCGTTGACCCCATCTGCGCCATGCACCAGCTTGATTCTCTGGAACTGCACGCCGCCGATGTCGTCAGACGCTGCGGTTGCCCCGCTGCCTGGTGTGATTGCTACGTTGTCAGCCATTTGTTAGCTCGCCTGCGGGATGCGAATGATGAATGAACTGGTGGAAAACGTGTTGCCGTTGGTCACGGACTGCGATGCAGACAAAGCACCAGTCGCCAGAAGGCGTGAGTTGCCGGTGTCAGTGATGGCGTAGTGCGTTGCCGTGCCAGTGCCAGTGACGCTCCCAGCGGTCAAGGCCTGAACCGTGACCTGCCGACCGTTGGGCGAACCGGCAGCGGGTGCTCCAATGTCGCCAGCACCCAGCGTTTTATTGCCGAGGGTTAGCGTGCTTGTCGCCTGCGTGTAGGTTGTCGGCTCGCTGGAGCAAATGTCCAGTCGGTTGCCTTCGGTGTCCAAGACCGTCAGGCCGTTGTCAAATACCCGGTCGTTGAGAAATGGCATGTCCTAAACCTTTCCATCTATCGTGGTTTGTTACTGAATGGGTTCCACTTCAAACCGTGTCAGCCCGTTGGCCTCGATGACCCGATTGAAATGACTGAACCCATCCTCATTTTCCGATATGTCGATAATCAGGCTGGCGAGAATAGTACCAATAACCTGCGGGTCTGCTCCCTCAATTGGCGGAAACTCGCCTTGCCCCATTCCGGCCAGCAGGTCCACGAATGACTGTTGAGCTTGTGTCCGGCAACCGTAGTGCGTCACCGTCTGCCCGTCTGCCGAGAGCGTTGCTGAGAAGTTATTCGGCCCGTGCCCCAGTGCTTCGGCAACTGCATTGGCCCCGTCGCGGGTGTACGTTGGGGCAATCATCACGATGCTGTATTTCCACTCTGTTTGACTCATTAGAAAGTTACCCCCGCACGTTTGGCTAACAGGTTTCGCTCAAAATCTGCAATCGTCCCCGTGGGTGTTGCGGCTCCACGTACGATGAGCGTGTAGATGATGCCGTTGAATGGAAGCACTGCGTTGTTGCGGCGACCGATATAAATAGGATAGTTTCCAAAGTTTCCTGTTCCTGCATCAGTGCCAACTGATGCACCATTATCCGAAACTCCATTTACTCGTGCTGTTATTTCATCAGCTTTAGCGGATTGAGCAATATTAAATTGAGCAGAAACGACCCCCGTATGTGGAGAATTGTAAATGCGTGGACTGTATCCATTTACAGATGTTCCTCTTAACTGCAAGTAATAGTTTCCTGTATTGTTTTCACCAGAGCCAAGATGAAAACTTCCATTATTAGTCAAAGAAGTCGCAGAAAGCTCTATAATAGCAGGCGTGAAAGCATTGCTATTCTTCTGCACCCCCGCCATCACGGTCATCTTGTCGGTGCCGACTCGCTGGTAGTCGGTGAGAGTGCCGAGTTCAAGTTGGGCTCCCCAGAGGTAAATCCCGCTGGTTCCATCGCCGAGATACGATTGGCCGCGAGCAGAATTACTTGCTGTAATTAAAGCTAAATTGATTGTTTGCGAACTACCTGTCGCTGCCGTAAATTCGATAGCGCAGCGATACCAGCCGTTTCCTAAAGAAGTGATTTGCTGGGTCACACCTGCCGACTTATCACCAACCACGCCGTTTATCAAATCAAAGTTTGCATAGCCTGATGTCACCACCGCCGTAGGTATAACGAATTGCAGGTTTCTTCCGTTTGCTTTTGCGTAGACAGAATAGGTGTGAACAGCACTTGTAGTGAAAGTAGCCGCTTGCTGCACATTGTGGGCTGAAGTAGCAGCAACTTCAATTATCGAGTCGGCTGTCGAAAGACTTTCTATCGGATTGGCTTCGGAATTTTCCGTTACTGTCGAGCTTGTTTTCGTCCAACTGCTCGTCCCAAAGCTCTCCGTATCGACCAACAAATTCCGCCGTGTCTGAGCGGTCCAAGTGTTGAAATCCACGCTCGTCGTAATCAGGCTGTCGTCTGACCCGTCTGCCAACAGGCCCCAGCAGTCTCGCTTGCCGGATTCGGTTACGTCGTGGGTGGTGGTGACTCGCTGGTAGGTGGTTGCGGAGGAGCCGGTTTCGAGTTGGGCTCCCCAAATGAAAATGCCGGTCCCGTTTCCGGTGTAAAATTCTGAACCACCTGCCCCAAGCGTAGGAGTAGTGCTTGTTGCTAAATCAATAACGTGATACGTCAACCCAAATGAACGAGTATAGGTGATGCTGCAACGATACCAGCCATTTCCAGAATCGGAAATTGCAGCCGAAACACCACTGAACGTAGTCCCTGTCTCATTTTCAAGCGTTACGGTTCCACCGGATAAATCAAATATCGCGGTGTAAAATTGACTTGCTGAGTTATACGCCCGAAGTCCAACAACACTTCGGCCACTTGCTTTTGCGTAGCAAGAAAAAGTCGCTGTCGTCGTCGTTGCTGTTTGATACGCATTGTGCTCTTGAGAAGCCACCGTATCAATAAGCGAATCAGCCGTTAAAGTCCCATCGGGTGCTGTTGTTGCGTTCGGTGATATTGTTGATTGGAATTTAACCCACCCACCACTCGTTACGTCAAACTGCTCGCTATACGTCAGCAGATTCCGCCTGCCCCCATCCGGAGTACGGCACAAGGCCGGGCGACTTCCGCTGGTCGTCTGGTACGGGTGAATGCCGGGGATTTCCTTGACGGAGATATTGTCGAGAGCGAGGACCGTTCCCGCTGACGTTGCCTCAAAAATGATTTGGGTGTCAGAACTTCCGGCAAGACAGAAAACCCGATACGTTCCTGTTGCTGCGTAGGTAGACGTTCGATTTCCGCCCGTGTAAACACGAACGCCACCGGACGAAAAACTAGCTACCGTGAAGGTAACAACGTAGAACTTTCCAGCCGTAACAACACCAGACCGGAAAACACCGTTGTTCAGTGCTACAGTGTTATAGTTGGCAAGCCCTCCTGAGATAGTCACGTTGGTTGATTTCGTCCACCACGTATCACTATCGAACCCGCCATTCGTCACCAACTCCGCCCCAAGATTCTCCAGCCCGCCACGGCTCGAATCAATCACAAGGCCAACTTGGTCGCCGGGATAAACAGCAGGGGCCACGCCATTTGAATCGACGTAGAGGCTGTGCGACGGGAACGCCGCTTTGAACTCGGTGTTGAAGTCGGTGATGGGCTGGTAGGTGGAGAGCGAGCCGATTTCAAGCTGATAGCCTGTAACCCGAAAGCCCTTTGCACTTTGGCCGGTGTACTTAACGGCCCCAAAATTCCTAGTCGTCAATCCGCTTCCAGTAACCGTTCCGCTGATTCGGTAAATTGAACCGGATACAAGAGAAACCGTAATCCCAGAGGTTGCGAAGTTACTTTCCAAAATGAGGCACAAGTCGCCCGTTGTCGTGTTAGTGCCAACCACCGGAGCGGAGTCGTCGTCCATTTGGACAAACAAGGAAAATGTATAACTCGCACTTGCAACTGTCTGAATGACTTTATAGGCAAAACGGGTCAACGCATTATCGACAAATGCTATTGAATTAGAAAAGCCGCTAATACTTGAAACCGCATCGGTAACATTGCTGCCCGTTCCAAGTTGAGCCACCGTCCCTTCGGTGTATCCAAGCAGATTCCGCCGCCAAGTCTGCTTGGCTTCGCTCGCCCCGTT